CTGTCGAGTAGGCCGGATTGACCGGGCTCGACAGATGTTGTGTCTGTCATAAATTCCTCGCTTGATGAATCCGTGCTATGAGTTCTCGCACGACAGTCCTCTGCCCTTCAGCAAAGAATGCGTGCGATGGGTCGGTGCCTGGCACGGCAACAGGCACATCCACATACATTTGACGCAGCCAAGCCAGCAGCTTTTGGCCGTCCTCGGTGGCAAACACCCGCAGGCAAAGCCTGGCTAAGTCTTCCCGCTGCTGTTCTGCTGGCCGTATGTCAGCCGTTATTGCGTCAAGCTCATCCCAGCTCATTTGGGCATTTGCATTGGTTTTTCATTAGCATCCGCGAATGGCGACTTGCCTTCCTTCATGCGCATCACCGCATGATCGACCGCCTTGTCCATAATCGAGCGCGGCATCTTCTCCATAAACATTTGGGATTGCGGATCTGATCTCATCAGGTAGTTGAGCTCAGACTTGTTGAGCGTCGGCACCACCAATGGAATTAGTGTTTCTTTGCCATTAAGACCAACGCCCACGCTGATCTCGGTCATAACGTTACCGTCTGGCCGCTTGATCTCGCCAAAGTAGCCGGAGCCCTTGGCCGTCTTATCTGGCCGCATTCCATAATCCATTATGCGCCCTCCATCGGCATCGCCCCAGCTTGTGCCTGCATGGCCATTGCCTGCGCCATTGCAGCCTCTTGCTGTTGCTGTTGCATGGTTTCCATCAGTACCGCACGCTCTGCTGCCGTATTGCGCACAGACGCTGGCACGCCCAACTTGTCGCCAATGTAATCGACCACAGCATCGGTCTTGATTGCCAGTGCGCCATCGGTGCCAAAGCCTTGCATCAGCTGAGTGTACTGGATGATGGCGTTGACCTCTTCCATGTTCTGCGCCATCGCCAGCGGTGCCACCGGCACCACCTTGGCCTCGAGGCCGTTGATGCGCAAAGGCATGTCGATCAGGCCGCGCTCGTCCATCACCTCGAGGATCTTGGCCACCAGCGGGATCATTGTCTCGTTGATCAGGCGACCAAATGCCGAACCTAGATTCTGCGCGAGCTCCTTCATCCGCTCGACAATCTCGGTGGCCGACCGTGCTGACATGTTGTCCGGCGGCAGCGACTCATCCAGCAGAATGCGCTTGATGTTGGCCACCAGGTCGTTGATTACCAGCTGCGACACGTTGAAGTCACCCGAGCGGGGCAGCGCCTGCAGTGCTGGGCCTTGCGGGCCACCATTGCGAGCCACAGGAATAATCGCACCGGGCACCAGTTTGACCGTGTTCGGGTTCAGTACGCCATCGTCTGCCGCTGTGTACACACCAGCCACCGCCAGTGAGGCATTCTTTAGCAGCAGTTCCTTGGTTTTGTTCAGCGTCTTGATGTCTGGCAGCGCAGTCATCAACGGGCCACGGCCATAGATCTCGCCTGCGACCTTCATATACCGCGAGATTACCCAAGGCGAAGTCTTGCGACGGCGATAAACCAGCTCGTCTTTGCCTTCCTTCCAGATAACGTGGTAGCAGTAGTCGCCGCGCTTGGCATCAAAGATCGTCGCCTCTAGCAGTTCGACATCGTCGGTAGGCTTCTGCTCAATCAAGCGCTGCAGCGTGTCCGGTATCTTCGCGTCTGGCCATTGGCGCTGGATCGATTCAGCCTTCATGCGCATCCGACGGTAGACGTTATCTACTTGACCGTTCGCGCCTTCCTCGTAGCTGACCAGAAACAGTGGCACAGGCACAAAGTTGATTGGCGCAACATCGTCACCAGGCTGCACCATCATGCAAGCCGTGCCGACTGCCAGATCCAGTAGGAATTCACCGATAGCAATGTCAAAGTTTGATTGCTTCAGTACAGCAAACATCTGGTCGCTGTAGACATCCAGCACTGCCTGCAGCTGTTGACGGCGCTCTGTCGGGATCGACGGGCCAGGCTCTAGCCTGCACCATTTGCGCTGTGGTGGGAACACCACAGACTGCAGCCGGTTGGCAAAGCGCTGGGTCGAGTTGATCGCAGTCGAGTCGAACACCCGTGCCATTTTCTTGCTGCCGGTCGCGCCACCTTCCCACACACCGTAGAGCTGTCGCTGTGGCAAGGCAAACTCGTAGGCATCCTGGTACAGCTGCTGAAACTCATCCTTTTTGGTCTGAGCTGCAGCCTGCCGCTTGATGATTTCTTCAGGCTTTAACCTCATGCCGCCCAGCGGCTCTTTATAAGCCATGATTAATCTTCCTCTTCGTCTTCGAGTTCAGCTTCGTCCATCATTTCCTTCAGGCCGCGCATTGGCTTCTCTGGCTTTTTGGTGGACATGTACTTCGCAACCTTTTTGCGCAGAGCTGGTGGCAGCTTCGACAGCTCGACCATCCCTTCCTCTTCGCCCTCATACTCTTTTTCGATAGAGATTTCGATCTTCATTTGCTGCCTTTCGCTGCGATCATGTTGTCGATCAGGTTGGGATAGGGTCGGCCTGCCTTTTGAGCTCGACGCATCGCGCTGCGCTTCTCCGACTCGGATAGCTTTTGTGGCTTGCCAAGATCCTTTGGCCTTGGCTTATCCCATACCTCTTTCATCACTTGCCTTTCTTGGACATGCCAGCTTCAGATAACGCAATTGCAACAGCCTGATCACGCGATTTGACCTTGTCGCCGCTGGAAGATTTCAGCTTGCCAGCCTTATACTCGCGCATGACCTTGGAAACCTTCATCTTCATTTTGTCTTCTTTGTCGTAATTGCCTGGCATGATTAAGTCTCCTGTAACATTGGTCTGTTGGCGCGTCTTCCGACCACGTTAAATCTAGCAGCTTTGCGCTCACCTACTTCGCGCTTAAATGTTTGCTCTACTTCTGCTTTTTTTCCAGTGAGTGTTGATGTATCAAATTCTTTTATCTCTGGTCTTACTGGCGCTGATGGTACTGTTGGCGCTGCTTCAGAAAACTTATTTGGCAATTGGGCAAGCCTTCCAAGATAAAATGTGCCGCCCTCCTGCTTAAGCGGAAGCCCACCTCTAGCAATCATCATTTCTGCGCCTAGTCGGCCAGAATAAGATTCGCCGCTTGGCATATATTTTGATCTGTTGTAATCCTCAAACCATGTCGGCACATCAATGTAACTTGATACGCGACCCTTCCGTGAAGTTCTTGTTTCTGCGACATTGGCCGCAACCCACTCAACTACTTTGTTTTGCTCAAAGTCTTTTAATGCCTGCTGGTATTGGCTAAGTCTATTTTTGTAATTAGCTACCTGTGATTCATAAGTAGGCATCAGTTCAGTCTGATACCGCTTCACCTCGGATTCATACGGTGCCATTTGCTCGGCAACCATCTTTTGGTAATCGGCATAACTCTTTTCATATTCGCCGGTCATCGACGCAATACTTTTTGAATACTGCTGCGCCAGACGTTCAATGTCTGACATCCGGCGCACCTTTGTGCGCTTTTGGTAAGCTGTCTCTGCCATTATTGCAGCCTCATCCCTGGTGAAAACTCAGCCGATGTAATGCCTAGCTCCGGCGTTAGACGCTCCTGCGACAGCAGTGCTCGACGGCCACCACGGGTGCGAGCCTTTAGCGCAGAGGCTTCAGACTGTGCCGCCTTTCGACGCTCTTCGTCAGCTGCAGCCTGCACTTCCTTGGATTTCTTTTCCATCTCCAGTTTGTTCTCTTGGTACTGGAGCTGTTGCTTCTGGAATTGTTCTCTAGCAGTTTGCGCTTGCTGCTCAAGCGACGCACCCTGCTTGGCGTACTCAGCAGTCTGCCGCGACATTTCTAAACGCATTGCAGCTGCATCAGCGGCTTGCTGCCTCAATGCGTCAGCTTGTTGGCGCTCGGCACTTTGTCTTGCCTTTCTAGCTTCGTTTGCTTGATAGGCAGATCCAGCGAATACAGCAAATGCAATTAATGGCATGTCACTCTCCAATCACAGCCCGATCAACTGCATCGGGATTTTTTTCGTCAGTTGCGTGGATACAAAACCAAACAGAATCTTCAATCGCAGAGATTGTGTGATTCGCTCCTGCCTTAATGTTTATACAAGCAGGCGCTTCGTATTCAACCGTTTCGCCATCAACCTCAACAGCAACAAAACCTTTTGCAAGCACACTCAAATGGCTATATACATGCTTATGCTGCAATATGTAATGGCCTTCTGGAATATGTATTTCCTTGGCATAAAGTCCATCAGAAAAGTGATGGGCTAATCGCTCGTCGGTATTTGGCACGCTCATATAGCAAGCAATTCTATTGGGTTTTCAAAAGGTTGCAACCATAAAGCTATATTGCAGATATACCTCATGCAAAAATATCGAAGTCCATCTTCGCCACCGTAAGACCAGGTGCCTTGCCGCCCAGGCTGTGGGT